GATTAAACAACTAAATATTTACAATTATGAACGCAAAAGACGCACTTGTGCAAATCAAAAACTTGCTATTTTCAGAAGCAGAAAAAAAAGCAGCCTTCGCTATGGTGGAAGGTAAACTTGTAGACGGCACTATGGTGTCCTACGATCTTGAGACTTCAGAAATCTATGTGATCGGTGAAGATGGGGAAAAAGTCCCTGCACCTGTTGGAGAGCATCAACTTGAAAGCGGTGAAATCGTAATCGTAACCGAAGCAGGTAAAATTGCTGAAGTTAAAAAAGGTGAAGCACCAAGCGTAGAAATTGAAATCGAAGCATCTTCAGATGTTGTAGAAGACGAACCAAAGAAAGACGAAGCTATGGCTAAGTTTGAAGAGGTTTTGGGTGGCCTTGAAAAAAAGGTAGAAGAACTAACCGCAAAGGTGAAGGCAATGGAAGACAAAGCAGAAGATGTAAAGGAAGCGGTTAAAATGTCCGCAGTAATTCTTGAGTCTTTGGCAAAAGAACCAAGTGATAAAGCTATCACAGCGCCTAATCAATTTGCAAAGCAATTAAAAAAAGAAAACAACGATCGTTTTAACAACCTTCAAAAAGCATTTTCAACACTTAAAAAATAAACGACAATGGCCTTAGACCTATCAGCATTAACTAACTATGTAAAGGAGAACGAATTGCAGCTTACTTCTGCTGCTATCTTCTCAGCAAAATCCGCTAGACTTATCGAACAATTCGGTAACGTGCAGGTGGGTATCAAATCAGCAGAGACTATCAATATCATGACTACCGATGCGGTATTCCAAACAGGTGGTACTTGCGGATTTTCATCTTCTGGAACCACCACAATCACACAAAGAACTTTGACTGTAGGTAAGATCAAGATCCAAGAATCTATCTGCCCTAAAACTTTCGAAGCTAAGTATACCCAAAAGGCTTTGAGAGAAGGTTCTACTTATGACTACATGGCTTACGCACAGGAATATTCTGCACAAAAAGTAGAAAGAATTGGTGCTGCTTTGGAAACTGCAATTTGGCAGGGTGATCCGGGAAGCGCAAACGCTAACCTAAACAAGTTCAACGGACTTGCGAGCATGATCAATGACATGGGCTTCGGTGGTGCAGGTGATCCTGTAAAAGGAAACACTTCTAACTTGACTACCTTGACAACTGCAAATGTTGAGCAGGCTGTAGACGAAATCTTCGCTGCTATTCCTGCTGCACTTTTGGACAAGGATGATCTAGTTATCTTCTGCGGTAACGATACTTTCAGAGAGTATGTGATTGCTTTGAGAGATTCTAACCTTTTCCACTACCCTGTAGATGCAGCGAACATGGAACTAGTAGTACCGGGGACAAACATCAAGTTGATCGGTGTAAATGGTTTGAACGGAACTGACTACCTATTCGCTTGCTCAATGTCTAACCTTTACATCGGAACTGACCTTTTGAACGAGCAAGATCGTTTCGAATTGTTTTACGCAAAAGAGGCAGACGAAATGAGATTTGTAGTTGAATTCAAATTTGGTGTACAGGTTGCATTCCCTGACCAAGTAGTTTTCTGGAAGAAAGCAGCAGCCTAAATAAAATCGGGGTAAGGTCATAACCCTTACCCCTTCACAATTCTAAATTCGAAAAGATATGCCATGCGCTTTAACACAGGGGTACACCCTAGATTGTAAGGACTCACTTGGAGGTATAAAGAACGTATTCTTTGCACCTTACGAAGACCTTGCCACGGTGACCATTGCTGCCGGAGTAGTTACAGTTTTAACTATGGACGCAACAAAGGTTTTCTACAAGTATGAATTGGTAAAGGAATCTTCAAACTTTGCTGAGGCTGTGAACACAAACGTTCAAAACGGAACTGTTTTCTACACTCAGACTTTGGAGATTGTACTTAATAAATTGCAAACCAACACACGAAATGAAATCGTGCTACTTGCAAAAAATAGATTGGCAGTAATCGTAACTGATCAGCAGGATGATAAATGGTTCTTAGGAATCACTAACGGTCTTGATTTGACAGGCGGAGGAAGTGCTACAGGTACTGCATTTGGAGATCGAAGCGGGTACACTTTGACTTTCACAGGCAATGAAAAAGAACTTTGCCAAAAGGTTACAGCGACTGTTCCAATTACTTAAATTTTTGGTTTGATGTTTATGTGAACAAGCACCTCCTTTTAGGGGGTGTTTTTTTTGTGTACATGGGTGGGTCTTTTTGTATTTATGTTTATGGTGATAATTACGAAGGGTGCAAATAGTGTGATCTATTTACCTTTATTTGATAAGCGACTTACGAGTAGCAATAGCTATATCTTTTTATTTGAGCATGAGGTAACAAAGGAGCAAGTGACTTTGACCCTAACGGATACTAGCCCATTCAAAGAACGCTATTCAAAATTTGCCATTACTGAAGCATCTTTTACCACGGGTACTGTAGGCTTTTGGAGGTACAACGTAACTCAATCGGGAAGCGGTAGTACAGTAATCGCCACAGGCAAAATGGAATTGACGGCAGTTAATCTGTCAACTGCGGGAGTGGTGAGATACAACGGGTACAATGGTAATTATAAAACATATACCACAACATGATAAAATTTCTAAAATTTGACGATGTGCCTTTGCCTATTTACAAAGAAGTAAAAGGGAAAGACTACATTTTTTATGGTGAGCGGAATGACTACCCAAATTACTTACTGAGGATCTACAATAACAGCGCAAAGCATAACGCAATCGTGACGGGTAAGGTAGACTACATTTGTGGTAATGGGTGGGGAGTTAAGTCTGAAGATGAAATGCAGAAGGCAAAAGCCTACGGCATGATTAATAAGGTTAACACCAAGGAAGAAAGCCTAAATGAGGTCACTAATAAGCTCGTGACGGACTTAACTATCTTCGGGGGGTACTATCTACAGGTGATATGGACAAAGGCCACAGGCGAGATCGCAGAACTCTATCACGTTGACTATTATAAGGTAAGAACGAATGCAGATAATAGCGAGTTTTATGTATCTGACAACTGGCTGAAGAACGATAACGTAAACCCTCGGCCAGACTACGAGACTTACCCAGCATTTGATCCCAACAATCCTACGGGATCGCAGATACTTTACTTCAAAGAATACCGTGCAGGGGTAAATACCTACTCTTTGCCTGATTACCGTGGGGCTATCAGCTACATTGAACTTGATATCAGCATAGGTGAGTACCATTTGAACACGATTAACAACGGGATGTTCTCTAGTAAGCTGATTAACTTAAACGGAGGGAAGGTAAGTCAAGAGGAAGAAGACAGAATAGAGCGACAATTCCAAAACAAATTTAGCGGAAGTAAGAACGCAGGTAAATTCATGCTAGCGTTTAACGATAGTAAGGAGAACGAGCCTTCTATAATTGACCTATCAGGCACGGAATTAGACAAGCACTTTGACCTTTTGAACTTGACGGTACAAACTGAAATTTTCAGCGGTCACAAGATCACTAGCCCTATGCTATTCGGCATCAAAACTGAAGGGCAGCTAGGAGGCAGGAGCGAAATGCGGGATGCCTACCAGCTATTCCAGAACACCTATGTGAATGCAAAGCAAAGAGCGATTGAAGAAACGGTTAATTACCTTTTTAAGTTTAACGATATTATAGCGGATCTTGAATTAAAACCTACCGAGCCAATTAGCTTTGAATTTAGCGAAGCAATAATTTCGGCTAACATGACGCAGGACGAGATCCGAGAAAAGCTAGGGCTTGCACCTATTGAAAAGAAAGAAACAGCAGGAGCGCAGGACATCATTAACTCTTTGAATAGCCTATCGCCATTGATTGCTACCAAGGTAGTGGAAAGCATGGATGTAAACGAACTTCGCAGCTTGATTGGATTGCCTTCAAAGAACGATATCGTGACTCCTGAGAACATAGGAAATGAGCCTGCTCCGACTACAGTAGAAACCTTGCATTTATCTTGCAGCCACAATCAAAAAGACGATGAAATACTCAGCCTATTTGAAGGCAAAGGGGTATCCAAAGACGGTTTTAAAATTATTGAAACTTCAAAGATGACCTTTTCAAGTGGTGACGAATTTACAAAACAAGAACTATTTGCAGAGTATCAATTGAATGAGATTCAAAGAAAGATTGTAGGCGAAATCCAAAAGGATATAAACGCAACTATCCCACAGATCGCCAAGGCAGTAGGCATAGAAGAAAGCGCAGTTATTGAGCGGATCAATACTTTGATTGACGATAACGTGATCACGGAAAAGATTAGCCAAACGGGTCTAGTCACTCGCAAGATAACTAGCACGGGACAGGCAGCAATCAAGAGGCTAACCCCTGTGACTTCTTTTAAGGTGCTATAC